TCACGAAAACAGGCCTCCTTATATCGTTATCAACCGTTGGAAGAGAACAGCTTAAGCCGTCCGTTTCCACCTTTTATGGTAGTTAATCGTTGGAAAAGAACGGATTAAGCGGTGCGTTTCCAACGATTGACTACAATGTACGGCATCCTGTTTTCATGTGCTGTATTGCCACCAGTGTTAGACGCTGATGCGCTATGACTATGGCTTACATCAATGTGCAGGTGTTGCCAACAGTTACCATAATCCCCTCTTCCCGTGTGTGGATGACCAGCAGTTCCAACGCCAATGCATCCACTGGCCGATGAATTATTACACGCGAACAATCCCATGTTATTGTCGTTTGCGTTCAAATCGCCGGTAATACTAGCTGTAGAGATTGAAATGTTGTGGTTGTGTTCCGTTAGTTCTTCGATAGTGTTTTGGTGCTTTGCTTCCCCGCCCTTATCACCAAGGTTATAAGTATACGTCGTGCCATTTTCCGTATACGTGCCAGCCGATATAAGTACACGGCCTGCATCCATCTTGGACCACGTTGTACCAGGCCATATATCGTTAGGGTCTGTATCGTTTGTAAACTCGGCAATGATACCTACTGGATACAATATATTAACTAGTTCTAACGTCGTCATTTTCGCAACTTTGAACGTGCCGTCGGCGCATAAGAACTTTCCTTCGTCCCCTGCGGCCGGCGCTGGTACCATACCACGCGTCCCCATCTTACTTAACGTAGCACCAGTGAAGTCTTTATGCGCGTTGGTGTTATTATTGTGATCTGATACAGCTTTTTCCATATCAGCAGAACTGGAAAACTGCATGATTTCCCACGTAACCGTGCCGTCTTGCCATGCTTCCCCCACGCGCTTATTTGCCGGTAATTTCGTTATCTTTTCCCCTGAACTCATGCCTGCAACAGTACATTTCAGGTATATGTTTATCGGCCCCTCTTGCAAACAGCGTAGGTCATTAACAAAGTAGGCCGTGTTAGGTAAACGCCAAAACAAGAAGCCACCCAACGAGTCTTCTGAAAAGGCGTTATTATACAGCCACTTCATTTTAAGGTCAGCATTACGCATCCATGAATCCCACATAATACGAGATGGTGGAACACTGCCGACAAAATTCCAGCCCATTAAATAGTTTTCATTTGTAAATTCATACTTGGCAAGCGGCGAATTACTGCCCCAAACCTTTGCAAAGTCCATGGTATCAGCCATAATTACCTCCTAAAAAATAACCGTTATATCGTCTGCGAATGACCCGACTTCAAACCCTTTGGCGTTCGGTTGGCCAAGAAAGCCAAAATAATTGTCATAATTAAACATGCTCATCCCCTTTACGCCAACACCGCCGGCCCGCACAATCAAGTCCATGGCCTTAGCAATGGCCAACTCGTTTTTATTCAGCACCCGGCCAATGCCAATAAATATTTTCGCATTACCCAGCTCACTCAATACCACATAAGGCGCGTCAAAAATACGCCGGGTTGACACAATGGTATCCTCTGCCGTGCCAGTCGATATGTTTTTAAACACCTTCAGCCACAATAGTTTTCTATATTCCGGATCGCTCAGGTTGACGCTTTGCAGCCACGTTTCCCATTGGTCGCGGAAACGTCCCTGCTCAAACCCCAGCGCATTGTCTTGTCCCTGAAACCCAAAAAAAGCAATTTGAATGGCGTCGGCAATTTGCCGGGGCTGATTGACGATAGTCCCAATGCCGTCCAGCTGCGCGCCCTCGCCGGTATCAATCCAGCGTTTGTCGCGCAAATCGGCGAAAACCTGTTCTAATTCATCCATCTCTTCGCCTAATGCTTCAAGGATGGCTCTTAGAACCCGCTTGCCTTTAAACTGTCCGATAAGGTGATTTTCCATACTTTCTGATCGTTTAGCCATCTTGTTTTGTCACCTCTATGCGGGCGGCGTCGAATACTGCAATCTGCCGGTCATTGATCGTAATATTATCCGTTGTATACGATTCACCTGTCTCGCCGGTACAAGCTGTCAGACGGATATACCCAACGCCCGTCGTTGCCGAGAAAATGGTTGAAAAGTACCGCTGTAATACAACATCCTGCCCGATGTTCTGCGTCTGCCCTTTTGCAAGTACAGCGTCTGCAATGTCATTCAAGGCAGCGGGAGGAAATACTTCGTCCGGATTTTCGCCAACAATGATTTTCATCCATACCTTAACCCGTTCTGCCCGGTTGAAGTTCATTGTATGTTGTACACCCTGGGAATCGGTAGCAATCCCGCTCACCGTACCGAATGTATCAATGCCGCCCGCTTTATGGTTCCATATTTCCTGCGCTATATCGTTTTCCTGGCCGCCCTCTACAACCACCTCGATGGAATGGGGCGGCCTTCCTTCGTTGTCCCTCGTGTCGCTGGTATTTTCGTATACAAGGCACGTTGTAACGCCATCGACGTTGTTGTAAATAGACGCCGCAATGGCATCGGCCATGACAGATGCCCTGCCATATAATGACGCACTCCACCGCTGTCGTAGACTAATGTCAGATTCTGCATCACGCCCGACGTTAGTTGCTATGTTATTTGATACGCTGTTCCAGCCAGGGTATGTAGTAACAATCTGCGTAATAGTACCAATTGCCGGATTGATGGCGCCAGCTGTTAGGCACTGGAAATTGACAGGCGACCCAATGAGATTGATGGATATGCCCGTTGCCGCCGCTGTGAAGGTCTTCGCCTGATTGTTCATGCTCAATGTCATGACTTCATTACTTACGGTAAAGGTTTTATCTGTAAACTTAAACTGTGACGATAATCCGACAAGCACGGCCGTTTTATCATCTCTATTTTTGGCGGTATACGTCTTTTGTACGCCGTCGATGGTCAGCGTGTAGGCTGTTCCTGGTGTGACGTCCGTTGGAATACCCATAGAGATATACGACGCTTTCCCGGCGTCGATATAGGCATCACTTTCCGTATTCTGCCAGACAGTTGCCTGCGCATTGCCTGCTGAAATCTGCGCCCCATAAGGGATACTGGTTCCGTCATCGCCGTAGCAGGTCGCAATTAATGAGCTTTTTTCGGCTTCTATCAGCGTAATGCCTGCAAGGGCCGCCGCATTTGACAGGGATACGCCCGTTGCCGTTGTGGGATACATGGCGTTGTATACGTTCTGTGCCAGCTCCCATAAATCGGCTAATTCATAAGCATACACCCCATGCAGTTGGCCGAAAACGGAATTACTGCCCGTCTGAATGTCGACACCGAGCTTATCAGCTACTCGTCTATTGATGCTGGCCTGTATTTCAGGCAGACGCTTTCGTTTGAAGCCTTCCCTCGTCAGACCATATTTAGTCTCTGCCATATCCAAGCACCTCCCGCCTTGTCAATAGTCCGTATTCCGTCTGTACCATATAGGCTACAGCTAAAATACGTTGTTTGCTGTTCATGGCCAAATCCATCGCCGTGACAGCTGTTACGCCGTCTACGCTGGTTATTTTTTCCGTCAGAATCTGCCGTATGTGGTTTTCGTTCGGGTTCTTAATCAGAATGTATTCCAGATAGGGAACGCCGTCTCTAGTATCCAAAAACCATTCACCCAGCCAGAATCTAAGGGTTATTAATATTTGCTGTGCTACTCGTTCGGCGGCATCGATAAGCAGCAAGTCACCATTATTTACGACAAGGTCGCCGGATTCCATATTCATTGCCAGATCCATACTATCACCTCTATTCCGGCTTTCCTGTCTTACCGCCGCCCGGTTCAACACCGCCGTGCAGGTGCTCCGTCAGGGATATGCCGTTTACTACCAAATCACCACCGGAAAACGAAAAGGTTGTCCCGTCTGCCAGTGTTCCCGAAAAGCCGCCACTTCCCAGATGCACCAAAGAACCGCCGTTAAACAGACACGTATCGTCAGAATGAGACACATTGGACGGAGCCGCACCGCTGTACAGACCCGGTATGCAAATAGCGTCATTTAGGTCATGCATGCGTGGGTCGTCGCTGTCGCCGCCACTCAGGTAGTCGTCCATCTGTGATTCAGAAAAGATGAGCAGACAGCCGTCGCCCGCGGCCAGTGGGAACGTGACGCCTGAATGGCCACCCGTCCCCAGGGGAAACTGCACCGGTACATGGTGAATAACAGGGTAATCCAAAGCCCGCCCGTCTGGAAGCTTATACATCCCTACAGGTTGCACCTGCGCCCGATTACGGTCCGGGTTATACGATACGATTGTACCTGGTATAGCCGTGTGTACACGACTGATTTCATTTGTAATCCATCCCGTGATGGTGTCTTTAATTTCGTTATTGCTCTGTACCATCCGTATACGTAAGCCTTTCTATCAAATTGATTTCACTTGTCCATTCGCCGCTGTAAGAATCGCCTTGATGTTTTACCGATTCCACCCGGAACCAGCCTGTGATTTCCCGGCTTTCGACCTTTACGGCATCACCCGGTGTAACCGTTGGAGCAAGCAACGTCTTTATCTTCCATCCAGCCTGCTTTTCCGGCCGTTCTTTCTGCGCTTTTTGTGTGCGCCGCCGTTTTGCCGTTTCTGTATCGGCCTTGCTGTTGGCTTTTACTATGCGTTCCGGCGAACCAATCAGCCCGCTGTCCGTTGCAAAGACGAGACCACGATTGGCCAATACGCCACCGTTTAGAATCACCTGCAAGGATTCATTTTGTATACTCCAGCTGCATCCGCTATGGTAGCAAATGCCATCCAGGGCCGCTCGTGGCGTACCGACAAAAGAATATCCATCCGTGAAGGTGCCAAACTGTACTTTTTCGCCCAATATGAGTGGCAGCCCCATAGCGTTGGCAATATACTGCAAAATGGTATTTCCGGCTGTTCCCGGCGCAAAAGACAAGGTGAACGCCGTATCACGGATAGCTACCTGCCCGTCTGACAGGGTTAATTCCGTTTCCACGTTATTGCCGTTCGGCTTCGTCTGCGCTGAAATAACGGTTCCGGTAAAGATTCGCACCGGCCCTGTGTTATCTTTATAGCCTGCCCATATTTCCACTTTCAGGTCAGCCACTTCCAGCTTCTTCTGCCAGCCTGGTGCAAGGTTAAAGATGGACAACTTGCTTTTATTGGTTTCTTTCGTCAGGTCTTTTTCTACTTCAAAGGTAATCCGCAGCGTATTGGCGTACTCAATGCCAATGTCCGGGAATACCACTTTGTACTGCCTATGCCATAAGGTCATTGCATTCGTCCTCCGGGATGTATACCATGGTCGCCTTGCCGCTGATAAAATCCATTCTGCCGATGATTTCATTGCCGGTGATTGGCGACGTGATAACCGCCACCAATTCACCGACCGGCAGCCCTACGTGACGGCGGTATTGATGGAGCAACGGGAAGTTCGGCACCAGCGGAATGCCACGTACAATATCGGAGTTTCCGCTGGTTCGTATATCCATCGCCCACGTTCCCGCATTAGCGTTATAGGCAAAATGAAGATTGTATTGCACGGCGTCTAAAATAGCCGTTTCGTGGAAGTCATTGGCATCTATCATAGATATCGTAATCAATACAACATACCTCCTTTTCCATAGGCTACCAGCGCAGAATATACTGCCATATAGGCTGTAGCTTCAGAACCGACGGCCATAGCTCCCAGTTGTCCAAAATCAATGTTATCCGTATTAATGCCCGGACTCATAGCCCCAGACGCCGGATCTACCGTTTGCAGGCCCGTCCCAATGTTGCTGGTAAAGGCAGCACCACCGTCTTTTTCCGTCGTACCCGCTTTCCCGGCTGCGTCGTTCTGCGCGTATTCCTCCGGTACATCCTCGGTACGCTGCACTACTCGCCGAACATGGGTAAACTCAAGCTGGCATTTATAACAGTAGCCGTTTTCTACGTTTCTGGGCAACGGGGCCGATGTCATGACCATATCCGTATAGATGGCATCGACCATCTTGATTGTTACCGGTTCACCTGCCTGATAAATCTGCATCAGCATGTTTGTAACGCTGTTCAGCGAGTGCGCACCGATAAAGCGTTGCATGTGTGTGACAGGCGTCGGGGTAAATACCACATCCAGCGACAACGTCATGGGTTTTCTCGTAACATGGTCGGCAATGGGAAAGCCATCTTCGACTGGATATTCTGATACTTCGCTGTCAAACTTTGTTTCCCGGCTCATTACGACGTCAACTGTTAAATAATCACCAATTTGTGCCGGTTCGCTCACCTTCGGCATAACTCCAGACGACTTGCTGACGAATCCCAATCCGCTGTTACGGCCAAGTAAACTGTCAAGGTTCAAAATAAACGCCCCCTTTATACGTATAAATGCGTATGCCAATAAGGTTGAACGTATTTATACGTGCTACGATATATTTGTAAGGTGGTGACGACCTGAAAATATCTGAGCTAATAAAAATACTAAAAAGTCATGGGTGCTACAAAGAACGTAATGGCAGAAGTGAACGTAAATGGATAGTCCCCAACAAGCCGCCCCTAATACCGGGACGGCTTGCTTAGTTGTACGGAGATGGGTAAATAGCTGCGGCCACATCGCCTTGTTGCTCAAAGCTATACCCGTTGCCAAAGTGATTGATTTGACTGGCATTATTATTAATGTTGACAACTTTCTGAGCCAGTCCATCTAGCGCACTGCCTGCGGCGTCAAATTGGGCACGCAAGCCAAAAAATTCCTGTGCTTTAGTAATTAATCCAGATATGCCATCCGCAATCGCAACAACCCAGTTATATACCGTACTCAATACATACGCTAGCGCCTCGGCACCTTTTGCGGTAGCGGCAAAAACCATAGCTCCCATATTAAATACAGCACCCAATGCACCTACGATGGCCACCCCTAGTATTTGTGCAATGGCTTGTAAAACCGGTTTTAACTCCTCAAAAGCCGCACTCCATTCAGAAACACCGTATTGTAGTAGTTCTATACCGGGCGTGAATGCTGCCATAATAGCATCCCAGTGCTCTTTAATCATATCGATAGCCGGGGTAAACACGTCGCTGATATATTGTCCTGCAAGCTGTAAGGCTGCCACTACGTGTTGTATGCCGTCTGCGATGGCGACTAATTGGGGATTATTGGCAACAGTCTGGTCGTACTTCGCTTGATTGGCTGCTGTTTCCTCTGGCGTGGCTCCCTGCTGTGGACCTGTTGCCAGTGTCATGACCGTGTCGGCAACATCTACCATGCGGCTTAGTTTTTTCGCCACCCAGCCAAATACACCGGTACTGCTCTGTACATACCAAACAAATCGACGCCAAAAATTTTCTAGTTTGGTTGTCGCCTGTCCAAAGGTTGTTGGCATTTTGCCGAACTCTTTATCTACAGCGCTACCGCTGGCAATGATGGCTTCCATAACGGCATCGCTAGTAAGTACGCCCTCTTCGCCCATTTTCTTCAGGTCGTCAATGGTAACCCCCATGTTCGACGCGATATGTTGCATCAATAGGTTCGCATTTTCATTCAATGAATGCAATTCATCGCCTTGCAATACGCCTGAGCCAAGGGCCTGCCCTAATTGCAATATAGTGGACTGTGCTTCTTCAGCAGACGCACCACCAATAGTAAGCGATTTAGAGACAATATCCGTTACCCGGGCGGCGTCCTCCATGCCCCTGCCGTACTGCTTTCCTGCACGGGCCACCTTGAAATACAAATCGCCCATTGCAGACAAACCTTGCCGGTTTTGCTGTGCCATGGCATACAGTCGATTTTCTACGCCTAGCCGGGTTTGTTCGTCTTCGTATAACGTCCGTAACCGCCCGTCCAGATTCATCATCTCGTCGGCGGTCTGGATAGCGCCTCGAACAACAAAGGCTGCGGCAATAGCAGCCCCCAGGGCTTTAAACTTACCGATCAGGGAAGACGCTTTGCCGCCAACGCCTTCCATTTGTCCTATAAGTCCCGATGATTCGCCTGCGCCCATGTTCAAAAATTTCCCGTCAGCAGAATGCCATCGCCCGAGTCTATCTTGAAAGGCTCCCGCTTGTCTGGCTGCGTTTGCAATATCATTAGACGCTTTTCTAGCCGCTGTACCCGTTGCCGCGAACCCTTTTGAAGCCGATGCTCCGGCAGCTTGTGTACTACTAGCCATATTATTCATATTTTGTTTTGTGCTATTTATGGCTGCATCAGCCTGTTTCTTTCCTCTGCTGTCAAATGCAAAGGCGATTTTAACGATGAGTTCGCGGACTGCGCCCATAATGCTTTCTCCCCCCTTCTTTCAGCTGTTTTTGCGTGTTGTAATACTCAATATCAGCGTTCATTTCCAAATACTGATTGATTCGGACTAACTCTTCCAAATTCATTCGCCCAGCTTTGACGTCGGGCAGTGTCGTCATTCCTTCTTTGATGGCCCGCCAGATGAAGAGTTCTGATTGGAAAGTTTCGTCAATTCGTCCAGGGATGTCGACGTCAGGCCGTCCCACATTTCGCGGGCGCCAGACGGGATACTGCAAAGCTTGCCAAAATCCATAAAATTTACGGTCACAACTTTCACCATCAAGACAATCATATCGATGGGTCTGCCCGAAAATACGTCATTTACAACGTCTTCTGTCAGCTTTGTTGTGGATTTATACACTTTCCCTTTTACGTATACATATTCCGGATCGAGTAGTAAATGGGCGATATGCTCAAATTCTGCGCCGCTGATATGCTGCGACAGTTGAATAAAACTGCCGCTTGCTACCGTTGCCAGTACCGCCAAATCAGAACGACTGTCGTCCTTTACAGCCGGACTAGATACGCCACTTACTGCTCCATCGAGTAGCGGGGCAATGACTTTCTGCAATTCGCCAAGCACCTTCATGGCGTAAAACGGAGGGAATTGACGAATGCTAAACGTATATTCCCCCTGCGTGTATGTTTTAATGTCTCCACCTTCGTACATTAGTTGTTACCTCCGATAATAGGATTCGTGACAGTTCCTGTATTAAGCGTCCATTCTACGCTGTCAATCTGACGACCCCGGCCAGCTTCAGGGAAATTCTGTGGCCATGCCTGGTCGGCGAAGAACAGCGTGGAGCCGCTCAAATCCTTAATCATAAGCGGCTTCATAGCGTTGCCATTGGCCCGGTCCTGATTATATAGGCTGGAAAGGTAATCATTGCTTTTGGATGTTGTAGCCAGCGTAACCGTGACTTCAAAGCATTGGTTCGGGTCAACGCTCCGCCCTACTTCTCCATCGGCACCAACATAAATCGTCATGCCATCACCCAACGGCTTTACGGTAATAATATCGTCATCTGAAAACCCCGTAATTTGGGTGCCGCCCAAAATGACAAGAACTTTTTTCGGGTCGTAGGTTAATACATTTTTATTCGCCATCTTTTATAGCTCCCTTCTATGCATTGGCTGTTTCCAGCAGGTTTTCATAGGTAAGACTGCCTGTAATATTAACAACATGAATAGCTCCGGCCAGTCGTGCCGTAAACTTCACATCGTTCAGGATACGGCTTGCTTTCTGGTTGGCAGAAATGCTGGATGAAAGCGGAACAGATACGGTAAAGCCCAGATTGGTCTGGCCGTCTGCCGTATATTCCGTCGGGGCAATGCCGCCCCGCTGCTGTCCCAGCGTTAAGGCTGCCCGCACTTGCCCCTCAATAGCTGCAATCCCTGCGTCGGTGTACGGCACTTTATCGTGATTTACCAGCAAATTCATGACATTGACTTTAATTTCTTCAGCCAGCCAGTCACGGAACCGAATAACGTCAATCCATTCCCCAGCAGCCACCTTGCCGTTTTGTGTAATAGAAATATTGCGGAATCGTTCAAAAGTATTGCCGTTTTTACCCGTAATGGCGTTGTATGCCGTTTCAGTAAGATCGTCTGTGGTAATACTGGAAAGCTGCTTATTGGCCCACGTTTCGCCGCCTGGGTTAATGGCAAAGCAGCGAGCCATAACAGCGCATTCCGGGTATTCTGTTGCGACGTTGGCATGGTAAAACCAGAATGTCCGGTAATAATTTTTGTTCTTCAGCTGACTACCAATATCATTGGTAATTTCGCTGTCTTTTGCACTGTCTGCCGCCGTAGCTGTACCGAACAACTTTTCATTGCTTTCGGCCCATGCCGCCATATCTAAAATATGGGAATCATCACGGGACGCAAGGGCTACACCGTAAAAATCGTCATCGGACTTCATGATTGCTGCCATGGTATCGGCAATATCTTCGTTGCTGCCGTCCATAACTGCCGTTAAATTATCTGTAACTTTAACAGAAAAGGCCGTTCCTGGATTTTTAGCCACTAAATGCAAGGACGTTATGGTTTTGTCAGCCACCGCAGCCGAGCCAACAACCGCCATACCTACGGCACTACTTGAAGCGTTGGCAATAACGGCAGCGCTGTCGGCGTTAATTTCCGACAATAATCCGTTTAAAATGTCCGATGCACTGCCGCCGCTGTTGGTGTAGGTATACGCTTTTTCCCGGATATCGCCATTGTTGGCCACATTAGAAACGGTAAGCGTATAGGTACTGCTAGCTCCCAGCTGATCCACGGTTAAAACGAACCCGTCTACCGACTGTCGCCCCACTTTCACTTGTGCCGGTGCCGGGGTTTGCGCAAAGGCAGCGGCTACCATTTTATATAGTGCGTCGTCAGCAGAAAAACCATCTTCAATCATTTGGTTGACATCGGTATAGGTGATTACCCTCGACAAGCCATGCATATGAGGTCCTACGCATAATAATGTGCTGAAGCCCTCCTGCGTAATTCCCGCTGTATTTAATGTAATATTTACGTTTACAAGTCTGTCAATACTTGCCATGTCTTACTCTCCTCTCTTGATAGGTAGATCAACTGTAATCTCACCGGATATAACAGGACCCGTTAATATACCGCCAACATGAACTTCGTCGATATAGCCCACATCGTCCTGTACTTCGGCCATATACCGCACGCGAGTATCTACTGCCGCCCGATGTTCCCAGGCGACACTTCCCAGCGTAAATGATATGTCCTGTACATTTCCGGCATCAAAAAAGGCCACTCTTGCTGCCTGACAACGGTCGACAACAGTTGGCCTCTTCAATCCTAATATCATATTGCTTATGACCTCGCATGGGTCGTTTTTTAGTCTGTCGGTATACTGCACTTCTAGTGTTACTACCGTTGGCTCAATGACATTCACAATGCCGTCTGTATCGGTTGGCCGTAATTCATCAGCGGCTTCCCGGTGGGCATTGTATAGCCGTATTGTGGCATAGGACTTAGTAAGCTGCGGCATGTGGTCTTGATTAGCCCATACAACGGACGCTTTCGGCAGTTGTAACAGTTCTGCTATGATGTCATGAATAAATTGCCGCTGGTCATTCGTCATCAGGCATCACCTCCTGAGCAATGGCTTTATAGTGGCTGATAACGCCGCTCTGGTACGGGTCACACTGGATGACTTGGAACCGGCTGCCATGCCAGAGAATCGTATCGGCCTCCCATGGCCCGGAATCTTCCGTATTTGCCCATCCTGCCTCTTTCGCGGGGTGTAGGGGTGTATTGGTATATGCCTTGATGTAACGGACGTTTCTAGCCCCATCTGCGGCGATTTGCGTATATTCGTTTGTGTTTAGCGGCTGAATAGAAGCAAAAATAGTCATTTCCTGAGGCGCCACGGGCACGTAATACCCGTCGTCGCCGACTGTTCCTACATTTCGGCGCAATATCGTCACCGGTCTGCGAAATCCCAATCGATGTCACCCTTTCTTGATGCGAAAATCAACACTATTCCGCAAACGGCCAGTGTCGATGAGCGGGCGGCTTGATTTTTTACGGGCGATAGTCGCCGGCGAGTTTGGGGCAAAGTCGCCGCGCGTGAAGATGGCTTGAATATCCCCCTTCGCTTGATTTCCGAGTAATTCAAGCGCCTGCTCAGCCGACATGCCATTAATGATTAATGTCATAAGCCGTTCCGCCGTATCTCCCCATTTATCCATATTGGCATCAGCCGCTTGTCGCATGAATGGCCGTGCCGGGATATGAATTGTCGTCTTATTCGAGCTCAAATGAATACCGAGCGTGTGCAAATACCCCCGCATCTTCGGCGTAACCGTAATATCTACGCCGTATTCATTCCAAATCGCCACGTCAGCCACTTTAGTTCTTCCATCTTTTTCCGTTCCTGCATTAGCAAAAACGCCGGCTTCTACGCATTGTCCGCCGAGTTTCTCTAACCCTTTGATAATCGCTGTATAGCCTAAATCGTTATCAATGACTTTTGTCATGATCCATTACCCCATCCGCGTCATAACTGGAACAACACACATGCTGCGAAGCGTTAAAAATTGCAAACCATATACGGTCTTTTTGAGCAGGGAATCCATGTCGTCGCCCGAAGAAGACGACGCCATTCCGCCATAGGAGCGCTGCAAATCGCCTTCCCGTTCCGAGACAAGGGCCCCGGATGTCAGCGAAGTCGCGGCACCGGCGTTTTCATCGTTGGCAATCATGGTTTGTAAGGTGAATTGATGGGCCGCCAACAAGGCGACGGCCCGATCATACATCTTGCCAAACCGTTTTTTACTCAAGATGTCGCCAGCAAGATCCAGCATTCCCTGCACTTCATCGTCCGGAATCTGTTTAAATTCCGGGGCGATTTTTCGGAATATTTCAAGCTGTGTCATGACTACTCATCCGCTTCGGCGGCCTTGATAAGTTCGACAATATCAGCTTTTTTCAGTCCGTCCGGAATGGTGATGCCATTTTGAGCAGCATATTCTCTTAAGTGCGTCACTGTCATGTCCTCAAGAGACTTTTCTGCTTCTGCAGCTTCTTTATCTCCGATGATTTTAATATCTCCCTTTTCAATCAAGGATTTGATGCGAGGATAGAGATTTAAAAAAGATTCTTTTTCTTCTCCGACTTCCTGCGGGACTTCCGGTACGAAACGATAAGGCCCCGCGAAGATGACGCGGGCCGTTTTGTTCATAAGAATCATCATGATAGAGTTCTCCTTTCCTTAGCAGCCTTCGGCCTTGACGAAAGCGAACGGCATTGTGACCGTAACGCCGGCCGTAGATGCGACGCAGTTGATGACGTACTCTAAGTTGCGGTATTCTACGGGCCGCTGGTCGAAGCGGATGGGAATCTCAAATTTGATATAAGACGGGTCGAAGAAGCCTGCAATCATGACGTCTTTGCCGTCCTGGCCTGCGCCTTTTAGCTCCAATACCTTGGCGATGTTCGTGATTTCAGGGTGAATCTGTCTGAAGAAATTCAAGTACGTTGTTTCCGTATCCCCCAGCCGTTTCGTGGCCAGGAACGTATAGACAGCCGGTGGCAATAATAAAGCGTTGGCCTGTTCCACCTGATTCGTGGCTTCCGGAATAGATTCGATGAAGTTATTCAGGTCACGGAATACCTGTTCTTCCGTCTTGTCTGCCAGTTTCGTAGAGCGGTTGGTCCCATCGCCGGGCAACGTAAATTCACTGATATTAGGGTTATCCAGGAAGCCTGTAATATGATGCTCCTTGTCACCGTGCCATGCAATCTGATTTAATTTGTAGTCAATGGCATATTTAGCTACCCGGCCTTTTTCTGCGGACAGGTTGATATTTGCGAACTGTGCATTCTGTACTTCGCGGTAGTTATACCCGTACGCATCACCCAGCATTTTGACATTAACTGATGTTTCCTGTGCCAAAATATCAACACGAGGAAGATCATCAGCCCAGTTGCTGATGATCTCTGCAACGCCAACGGAATCATACACCCGTTGCAGGGCCGTTTCCGCTCCCACCGGAATATCTGTGGTAACCGGGAATACATTAAAAGCATTCAGAGACGCTTTCTTTACTCGTAATACTTGCGCCCGCACCATGGTAAGCTGACGGGCCACAAAAGCGGAACCTGCAGCGTCAAGGTTACCGGATGCCATGGCTGCATTATAATCTCTTTCATCGTAGTTTACATTTGACATGATTTATCTCCTCTCAATTAGCGTTAATCACACCGGCAGCCCGCAAGGCTGCCAAAATTGCATTGACAGATGTACGCAGTGCTGCCGTGTCAGCCCCTTCGGCTACGTCTGCAATAGCGGCCTGTTTAGTAATGCCAGGATCGCCTTTGGGCCCTGTGGCCCCTGTGGCCCCTGTGGCACCTTTGATATTCTTAAACGAAAAGGCAAACGTACGAGCCTGATCTGTACCTCCCGGCGTCACGGTAACAGATGGCGTACCTGTGTTGGCGTCCACTGTTGCCGTTACAGCGGTAATCCTAGCAGCAGTACCCGGGGCACCTGGGTCACCTTTCGGCCCCGGAGTCATAGCCCGCGCGTTGGCAGATTCAATACCTTCTTCCATGTTATTCATTGCATCTGCCGTAATAATGTTTCCTGTAGCCCAAGTTTTCTTTGTATATGCCATTTCTTATCCCTCCACTTTCGATTCACCAACGACAGCTTCGCCAACTTTTCCAGCGGCCGCTTTTACGGTTACCGGAATGGCCGCCGCATGGCGGATACGAACACGAACAATGTCCCCGGTTTCAGCGTTTGCCATATATGTATTCCCGGACGACGTTTTTTCCGTTCCCTTGATGAAGCCCGTGCCGACTTCATAGGCTACGGGATCACCTGCTACTACATCTGCACCTGCCAATACATATACATCACCGCTTGTCATAACGGATACGGTTTCACCATCTGCATAATACGGGTCTCTCAGTTCGTGGTGTTCATGCAGCACAATGCCAACCGCCTTATCTCCGGCAGATGCTACCACTTTCGCCTGCCGGGCAGCATTCGTGCCGCGCGTAACTAAATCGCCAGGATTACACCCGCCTTCACAAGCGAATGAATCGACCGTATCCTCTGTCGTGTTTGCTTTCATGCCCGGAAATCCCGGTGCCATTCCCTGCTGATACCAGCTGAAAGGTTTCATCTGTGCCATGTCTTATTCCCCCTTGTCCCCAAATGCAACGGCTTCGTCCTTACGAATCTGCGCCATAATTGCCTCTAAATCGTATTCATCTTCATTATGGCTGCGGTCTGCGCCGTTCATAACCTGCTGACGCTGGTTTTTCATGGCATCGGTATGGCTTGTCCGTTCATCTTTTGCCATGTCAAAAGCAGCATTGATATATTCGTCACTCTTGCCATCCAGGTTAAAGCTATCGCCACGAACGCTGTGAATGATAGCGATTTTGATTTCCTTGTCGTTCATGGAAGCGGCCTGTTCAATGCCGTGTTTCTGCGCCACCTGTAGCATATCCACCCGAGCTTTTACAGCGTCGGCCAACTCTGCGTCTTTCTTGTCCATATCGTCTTTATGGGCATTCTTTTCTTTTTCCAGGTCGCTCAATACAGCGTCATATTTAGCCTGTAATTTGTCAGCTGCTGCCTTTTCGTCTTTGCGTTCCTGGAGTAATTTTTCAACATACACTTTTACTTCCGGCGCTGCATCGTATTCGATGCCATTGTCGAGTCTTACTTTTTCCATTGTCTTCGTTCCTCCTGTCGTGTCTTGGTGCTCCTCAAAATCCATTTCCTGGTCCCCGTCCATGTTCAGCCGGGCAATACCGGCCCGTCCCTTGGGAACCACGGCTACATGGTTATAGCGAATGTGGCGTTGAATGGCGTCATATGGCTGTCCATCCGGCGTCACCCCCGGGGTTTCCTCTAAGTCGAGATTGTACCCGCAGGAAAGTTCGCGGGCCTCGGTCGGCAGCTGATAAATGACGACATCGGCCACGATGTTGTTGTTATCCTGTCTGCCAGGGGAAAGGACGGTACCAATAGGCTGAATGATATTGCTGTTGTCACTCGTCACCATGCCCTGGTGCCCCATTGTGATAGGTTTCCCCTGTAGCGAGTTCAAGGAATCCGCGTTAAAGGCTTCTTCCGGCGGCCGGTATTCCCGCCGGGTACTTCCGTCCGGGTTCCGGTACTCTAAGATGCCCGTACGGCCGACGATAGGTTTATCACGGATGAACCCTTCGTCGGTCTTCGTCGCATGAATCGCTACCCTGTCATATCGAATCATGTTTCTCACCCCCTTTCCAGGTACGCGTCACAGTCGTCCATGATTTCGAATGTCTCATTGACGGTAGAGAACCTTACATCGTCCTGCCGTATCAGAATTTTGTAAGGCAGGCCGGTGATGCGCTCTTTCTTGGCTATCGGTTCATATACCTCGTAGCCTTTCCAGGTGCAGAGGTGTTCAGCCCCGTCGTATCCGTGATAGACGGCGAATTCGTTGGCCATGTCGTTCGTATCGGTCATTTTTTCCTCTTTTCCAGAACGTCGTTGACGATCTTCACGTTGAACGCCTTGTCATCGACCCGCAGGAGCCGGGGCGGCGTATAAACCGTAATGCCGTAGAAGGTCCGTTTGAAGCGTACCCGCTTGAAATAGCGTTGTATTTCTTTATCCCCGGTATAGGTTCGGTTGAGCTGGGGATCATACATGACAAGGTTTCCCGCTTTATCTTGGGAAATGCAAATAATATGGCCGATGTGTCCACGGCCTTTCCAAGCAAATTCGATAGTATAGCGGCCTTTCGGGTCCAGCGTACGGTGCAGCCAGGAAGCCAACTGTTTCGGCGTATGTACGGTCTTATCAAGGATATACGCCGGGGCTTCCCCGGTTTCCGGGTCCAGCCAGGCCAGGTTGGTCTTGTGGGACAACCGTTCCGTCGTACCACCGCCCTCGAACCCTTTGGCGATGACGTCATAGCCACGGCGCCGGGCTTCGTAGTCAATGACACAAGTCTGGCAGTTGTTCCGGTACGCCTCGCCGAAGTTGACCCGCGGATTGACGTTCCCACTGTCCGCTTCGGCGTGTGTCATCTCTTCTCCCCGTGAAGCCCCGCCCAACGTCTTGGGGTATAAGTTGTTCGCGTTTCCTTCTTCCTCGCCTTGTGGCGGCGCTGAGGTAAGTTTTTTCGCTGCCAGCGAAATGAAGGTCCCAGCCTTGGTCCGGATAGGAATGGTATCGACGTCGATGACCGGAAGGGCCACACAACGGCACCGTATCGGTATCCCGGGATGCCCATCAGGCGGCGGGTTGTTCCAGGCGAATTTCTTCCCCTGCCTCGTGCGGTGCCATGGCCGTACCCGGGAATCGTGGGCCGTCTCCCAGATGTAGTGAGTAATGCCGGCCTGTTCCTGTCGGTACTGGCTCATGCGTCCATGCAGCTTGCCTATCTGGTCGGTCGCAATCAGTACAGCCCGATTCGTTTCATTGTGGGCGATGTCCTGAATGGCCTCAGTCAAAAACCGGGTGAGCTCGGCTGCATTGCTGTTATAGATAATAGCGTCGTTTAACCGCTGCTTGATACGCGCCAGCGTTTCCCCGTCGATGCTCCGTATGAGGTCGAGATTCTGGTCTACCCAGGCCCGCTTGAGTTCCTCCAGATTCGGGGATGCCGCATCCTGCCTCCCTACGTCTGTGACGGGCTGGTTCTTTAGCGTCCCAGGGAGAAGCGGCACCGAAAGAGAAAACACGCTCCGAAATTCAGCGTCGGTCTCCTTCTCCGTGTGAGTTTCTACCAGGCGGGCCATTTTCTGCATAGTTCCCGTTAGGACGTCGGGTGATTCCATAGCCTGGGCCATCTGGTCGATGACTAAGTTAATGTGCCCCGTCGTGTTGGACGATTGCAGGGCCGCTTTCATCTCCGGGATGAAGGCCGACGCTATTTTCATCTTACGAGCTACATAGGCCGTAAGTAGTTTTGCATAATCCCGTTCTAACCCCATGGGGTATCTGATTTTACGCTTCGGAACGATTTCCCTTGCCATTCATGGTTTCCCCCTTGGGTGGTGTGCTGTGGGCTTCTTCGATAACCTTGTCGAGGCTCCGGTCCAGCTTGTAGAAGTCGCCTTCGTCGAGCTTGTCCCGTACCTCCTGGGTATCGAGTGCCCCGATAGATACATACTGCGCCGCCGTAGCCGCATCACGGGCCCGGGCTTCGGCTTCGGCCATCTTCGTATCGGCTTCTTCTTTCGCCGACTGGCTCCATAATTTCCCGAACTCGATGGTATATTCATCGGGCAGGGCCAGCGGCACATCATGGGCCAGCGCCAAGAGATGCAGCAGGCGGTTGATTTTCGGCTTTAACGTACGTTGGCGGATGCGATCGACCATGTTGTAATAGTTCTCCAGGTCGCTGTCCCCGGTGGCGTCCAGGCCGCCCGGGCTTTGGCCCATAAGAACCGTGATAGGGATGTCGGCCGCCGCTGACAGGGCCGTCTCGAATTTATCCACCATTTCACAAAGGCCACTCATGGTGATGGTCTCGATGTTATATTCATCTTCCGTGTCGAGGGCGATGGTGTTCATCATCCCCCGGGCCATGTCGATGAGCTGTAGCCTTTTCTGTATGATCTTCTCGCCTTCGTCGGTGCTCAGTACGTTGCCCATGCCGGACAGTTTAAGTACCGACTGGCTCATACGCTCCATGGCCATCAGTGAAAATTCCTGGGATGAAACAAAACGCATTAGGTTATCGCGTACTTGTTCCATGACGGACCCGCCCCATCCATTTCGCTGGCGCCGTTCCCGATTGCTGATGAGCGACCCGTTAAATACAAGCAGACGGCTCTCATGTACCGAAAAAGAACCGCCGTTATAGCCTACAATGGTATAGGTTTCCGGTTTCCCGTATAGCGGATTGTTCGGGTCTTGGTAGGTGTATTCCGGGGTAACGTCTTGAGCGTCATAAACAATCAATTTCCGGATGCTCTTGATAGTGCTTTCGTTGACCGGCTCCGGCAATTCGCCGCCGTCATCGATGAGCATCAATACTACCCCGCCACCATACAGGCGGTCCCAGCATAGGGCTTTGGAAAAGACGCTCTGGAAATTCAAGTCTTCCATGATGGATTGTGCATCCTTGTTCTGCTCCAGCTCACTGTCTCCGTCACTCAGCGTAAAGCCAGCCCTAACGGCGTCATTAGCCGGATTCTTGATGATTTTCTGAGCGATGCCGTTATATGTGAAAAGCTCTTCGTATTCATGCCATCGGGCCTCTATCGCTTTCACTTGTCCGCCATGAAAATGCGTATGTGTGAACGGGTCCCGCCGCCTGGTTCCATATCCCAGGAAGGCATTAAAGAACCCGTCGCTTCTAATGTCAGTCATAGTTTTGATGCTCCTTATGAAATCAGCGCTTTCCAGTCGTTGGCCTTCGCCACGGCATTAAAGGCGTCATCAGCCGCATCCACCTGGTCGTCATGCTGTGCCAGGGGGAAGCCTTCCAGCTCATCAAGGAACTTGTCGTTCCAGTCGCCTTCGAGGAGCAGGACGTTGCCGTTCTGCCATTGCGATGCCAGCGGTTCGGCACGGGTTTCCTTGTCGCCGCTGACCGTATGGCACTCGATGCCATACCCGGCCAGCTCCCGGATGTAGCTCATAGCCTGGTCTTTCCCAGCCTGCCCCGGGTCCTGGGGAATCAGAATCTTATTGCAGCCGTACATGCTCCGGTCGAGTTTGGCCGTGTTCTTCACCAATTTCCGGACGTCGGACGAGATGAAGGCTTTGCGTACGACGTCGAGGAAAATATACTGGCCGCTTCTCAGTCTGGCGCATAAGGCGCCGACAGTGCGGTCCGGGTCTTTGCTGTTCGGTGTGATTTCCGTTGCCGCCAAGTCCCATGCACGGGCAATGGCGACGATTTTGTCAGGGACCGTCTTAACGATCTTTGTCTGTTCCCGTTTGAAATACATGCCGCCGGATGGTCGTATCTTCCAGTTGCCGTATAAAAGCCGTTCCTTTTCGACCTCTGGCAAGGCGTTAAGGCTGGCCAGGTATTCCGGGTTCGCCTTCAGCAATACCTTATTGTCTTTGATGGACGAGGCGATGAACGATACGCTCTTGACGGCGTCTTTCCCGTATTTGTCTTCAAGGGCCTGGCGGTCGTCGTTCCAGATGATTTCCCCGCTGATGCGGACGAAATAACGGATTTTGCCAGACCTTTCCTGTATGGGGTATCCCGTGTCCGGGTCAATCCACCAAGAAATGAAGTCGGCAACCCAGGAATCGGCATCCGGGTTGCACGTCGCCCGAATGTAGGGCCGCACTCCGCATGTCGTTCGGTTTCGGGACAGCATATAAAAGAACTGGCTCTCGCTGAAATGGGTCAGCTCATCAAAGGCGATAAGCGGTATCTGCGACCCCTGCCAGCCGAGAACGTCCTTTTCGTACTGCAAATGGCGGAATGATATTTTTGCCCCACTGGGGAAAGTGCACATGAGGGACGGCACTTTTTTGAATACCGCTCCCAAGGGATAGTAAATAGATAACGCCGTATCATACAGCCCGCCTTCGGTGGTGATCTGCGTCGCCTGTTTACGGAAGATGACGGCCCCGAAATTGGGATTATCCACATGTCGCAAACATTCCATAAGCAGTGCGTAGGTCTTGCCACCGCCGGCGGCGCCGCCATATATCGCAATGTCTGCGGGACAGGAAAGAAAGGTTTCCTGTGGGCCCGGCTGTGGTCTGATAATCATTTCTTGTCACCATCCCGCCCGTTAGCAGGTAAATACACATGGACAGTAGTAGTTGATGCCGCTCTATTGCCATCGTTGCTTAGTTCTGCAACTTCAGATTTGAGTTTTGCTATACGAAGCTGTTGTTCTTCGCTATCTGCGTCCTGGTGGAGCATTCCCTCATATTGCCGAATCATATTATTCAGTGTACCCATGGCTCTTGACTGCGCCTTGAGAAACGTGGCTTGTTTGTCCCACGGCAGTTGCAGTTCAAATTCTACTTCTTTGCCCCCACGGCCTGATTTCAGCCTTTTTTGTACCTTGGTAATATCCGTTGCGTCCCGGACGAACATAATGCGTTGTGCTCGCACGATAGCGGCTTTTTGTAAGCATATGCTTTCCCATAGGGATTCGAGCGTACTTTTGTCACGCTCTCCATCCATAATTTCCAGCGTTTCTTCCGGAACGTATTTCGCGTACAGACCATGAGTGCGTGCTTTTTGATTCCCGACAGGGCCGCCGCCGCTATTTCCGACTGCGTTTGTATTAAAATAGGGTGCACCCTTTTTCTTTTTGTGTGCACCCTTTTCACGGCTCCATCCATACCGCCGTTTCCATGATTTTATAGTATTGACAGATACTTCATATTTTTCTGCTAGTTCCTTATATTTGAGCCCTCTCAAATAATCACTGAACGCTTGCTCTTTTACATCCATTACATACTCACCACCGCCTATTTGTCCGGTTTCGTAATCGTCAATTCATGAGTACAGCCGACTTCCCTGTTAATGTCTCCCATCGCTTGATGATAACATCAACATAACGCGGGTCCAGCTCCATGATCATAGCTTTACGCTGCAGTTGTTCGCAGGCAATCAAAGTCGTCCCACTCCCGCCAAAGGAATCATATACAATGTCTCCTGGCTTTGTGCTGCACTGAATCTGATAAGCAAAAAGTGGCACTGGCTTCATGGTCGGGTGTTCCGGGCTCTTCACAGGCTTATCCATGTCGATGACTGTCGTCTGCTTGCGATCACTATACCAATGATGCGTTCCATCATTCCACCCATACAGACATGGCTCGTGCTTCCACTGATAGTCCTGCCGCCCCAGCGTCATCTGATTTTTGTTCCATATCAGCGTTTGTCGGAGCGTCAGCCCTACATCGCGAAGGGCGCCACGGAAATTATAGCTTTCATTGTCCGCGTGCCAGATATAAAATGCCGCTCCTGGATTCATTACTGATTTAGCACACCCGAAAGCCGCGTCCAAAAACGACCGGAATTCGCCATCTTCCATCTTGTCGTTCATTATGACCAGTCCGTCTGTCCTGCGGTGTCTCTTCCGAGCTTCATCAACACTGCCGCCCATGCCGAGTGCTACATTGTACGGCGGGTCGGTCAGATAAAGGTCCGCTTTGTCCCCCCCCAGTAGACGTTCGACATCGTTCTGGTCTGTCGCATCCCCACATAGTAATCGATGTTCTCCCAGTTGGTACAAATCGCCTCGCTTAGCCTTTGATTCTTCTGGAGGCGCATCATCGAAATCATCGTCTGCGATTTCTGATGGCTCGTCCAGCGTTTCTAGTTCCTTAAACCCGAAATCTTCCATGTCGAAGTCGTTGACCAGCCCTTGGAGTTCTTCTTCCAATTTCGACATATCCCAATCGGCCAGCTCCGCCGTCTTGTTGTCAGCCAGGCGAAACGCTTTGATTTGCTCCGGCGTCAGATCATCTGCAATGATGCACGGAATAGTCTTCAGCCCCAACTTTTGAGCAGCCTTGTATCGAGTATGTCCGCAAACAATGACATTCTCCCTGTCTACAACGACAGGAACCTTGAACCCAAATTGTGAAATACTGTTTGCCACTGCAAAAACAGCGTCATCATTATGCCGTGGATTGTTGGCATAAGGAATTAATTCATCGATTGGTTTATCTATGATAGTCATGTTGTCGCTCTCCTTTATTGTAACGAAAAAAGGGACCCGCTGCCATGTCCCGTCCGTCTCAGACACGCGTAACTAAGTCCCTATCCGTATGTATTTGGCGGAAATGGATGGATTCGAACCATCGGGACGAGACCGCCTCGTCCGGCTCCTTAGCGGGGAGCTGCCTTTAGCCAACTCGGCCACATTTCCATGGCTGGCAGGAACGGAAGGACTCGAACCTTCAACAAATGGTTTTGGAGACCACTACTCTACCTATTGAGCTACGTCCCTACGATAGATACGCCCCAAAAAGGAGAGGGCGGAGGCTGGGCTCGGACCAGCAACATAGGAGGCCCCTTGGCTCTACCATTGAGCTACTCCGCCGTATAGCGGCACATGGATAGTGGCGTGATGACTATCCCTGTACCGCAACCTTAAAAGAAAGGAGGCGCGTATCTGGTGACAGTGTGTGGGATGCGCAAGGGCAGCTAATGGACTGGTGCGTGACACGAGCCCCTCGCGTCATCCCCAACTCTCACGCTATTATCGTACCACGTCCGGCCAACTTTTTCCGTATTCAAATATTTTATTTTCTGCGCGTTTCTGTCGAAAAACGACACGAAAAAAAAGTTATCCACAATTTTCATTATCCTTGTTACTGTCGATGAATACCAAGTGCGTCTGCATGGGAATGGATTCCTCGCCGAACATAGCTCCAGTCAGTCTCCGTAAGGCCTTGCGTGCCTCGTTCCGGCAGTATGTCACACTGGCACCCGCGAAGCTGGCTGTAGCCTCCCAGGACCAACCTTCAATGTATCGGGCATTAATGATGCGATAATCCACGGGGTTCGTCGCCTTCATCGCGTCCAAAGACCTTTCGAGTTTGCGTACCTTTGGCAGCATTTCCAGCAGATCATGATAGCTGTCTTCGAGCCGTTTTTCCAGGTCTTCCCGCCGAAAATACGCTCTCTCCTGTGGAGTATCTCCACTCCCGCCTCCGCCTCCGGCAGTAGACATATCGGAGACTTTTGGAGCGGCTGAGAGTTTCAACATCTCTTTGTAGTCCTCGATTTCTGCTTCGATATTGGCCACGTATTGTTTAAATTCAGTGTATCGAGTCAAATATTCTTTTACCAGCACAGTATAGTCGTTATGATACATAGCGCCCTCCTTTATAACGTGAGCAGCAGACAGGCCTTATCGGCCTGTCCGCTTTATAGGTTATCTATTCAAGTTTATGTCATTAGTGCTCTCACTTCCTCGCCCGTTTTGCCTTACGCCGGAGCTTTTGTAGCTCATCGTAATCGATCCAACCGGTATCGCTGTGCTTGTAGGACATGGCCACCCAGCGGAGTTCCAGGTCTGGATACTTATATACGAATAGTTTTCGCTTGAGCTGGGCGTCTTCCATGCCATACCCCTTTACATCGATGACGATTTTATGCCCGTCGTCCAGGATTACGAGGAAGTCGGCAATGTAGTACATCGGCCGGTATTTCTTGCCGTATCGCTCGCAGGCCGGCTGTAGTTCATATTTTGGATGGCACTCGATGTGGCAGATTTTTCCGTCCTCCTTCAGCCGTTTCAACCTGCAGTAATATTTCGCCTCCGTTCGACTATCGAAAGAGATGCCATCCACGATGACTTTCTTGCTGTTTATCTTACTCGCCATTAGCGCCCTCCCTTGTAGCGGTAGCCCTTCCTGGCCATTCGCTTGGCGTGTCGCACCCGGCTTTTTACGGCGTGATTCCGACAGGACCGCTGCCAGCTTTTCAATCCGAAATAGTGTTTCGTTCCACCGGGGACCATTGCCAGCAGCTTTTCGGTAATTGTCATGAATTGCTTTGTAAGTGATTTCATATTGATTTGGGGTATTGCTATTCTCATAATAACCTCCTTTCGCCTAACGATGTTTCGTGCGCTCAATTCGGCGCCTTACTTTCTCAATCAATTTAGCCTGGTAATCCATGATGTCGCTATAATCCCGCCAGTTCGGCTTCGCTTTCTTCGGCCGCGGGTCAGGGCTTACGCGAGTTATCACTACCGGACCGGGCTTGTACCAGTTCTCCATGGGTCCACCACCTTACTTGAAAATCATGACGAGCAATGTCATGAATGCTGTAATACACACCAGCACATAGGCTATCAATATCATCCATGACTGTCTTTTCATTGTCTAATCACGCTCCTATTTCCCGTTGACTAAATCTTTGAGCTGTTTGCCCGCTTTGAAAGCTGGCGTCTTTGATGCTTCAATCTGAATCGGTTCGTTAGTGCGCGGGTTGCGGCCTTCACGTCCCTTGCGGTCACGTACTTCAAAGGTGCCGAATCCGATAATCTGTACTTTATAGCCTTCTGCAAGGCTGTTGCTGATAGTGCTGAATACAGCTTCTACTGCTTTTTTAGCGTCTTTTCGGGTAAGTTGTGCTTGATCAGCTACGGCTGCGATTAATCCTACTCTGTTCATTTTGGTTCCTCCTAGTTTCTAAAATGGGATTTCTTCGTCGGCTGGGGCTTCGTACCCCATGGCATCAAATCCACCATTCTGAGACGGTGCTGTGTGAGTGCCGTTCCCTTCCCGGGGTTCGATGAATTCGATGCAGTTTACCATTACTTCCGTCGTGTAGCGCTTATGCCCCGTCTTATCGACATAGCTGCCGGTTCGGATTTCCCCTTCTACCAGCAGCCTGTTGCCTTTGAAGACATACTGCTGGATTACCTCGGCGGTCCGCCCGAAGGCCACACAATTGATGAAGTCAGCGTCTTGATTTTTGTCTTTCCTCTTGGGGCGATTCACGGCCAGGCTAAAGCGTACGACAGCCGTCCCGGATTGAGTCGCCCGACTTTCCGGATCCCGTGTCAGCCGCCCCATCAGCATTACTGTATTCATGCGTCGGCCGCCTCCTTTAACTTGCGGAAGCAGATATATTGTTTAGCGCTTACATAGACCGGCTTCCTTGATAAAAGGGCCGACGCAATTTCGCTCTGGCACCCTTCGCTGCACAACCAATCACCAGTCATGATGACTCCGTCGCACCGGTCCATCAGCTCCAGCGTCTGCAGTAGGACGTCGGAATAGGCAAGGTTCGCATCGTCCACCGGTCTCATTGCATCCAGTGGCGATAAAAATACCGTGTCCGGATACAGGCTGGCCAGGATTTTCGTAATTCTTCGAGCGTCCTTGCGTTTTTCTTTTTCATTCCCCGTATAGGGGTGTGATATGTACATGACTTCCATGATATCCTCCCTCCTACGACCAGCTAATTAAAATTTCTTGCGGGTTGATAGCCACTTTGTAACCCATGCCGTCGATGGTCTGGGCGACGGCATCGTCCACTGCATCATCCCCGCTTTTTGCAATCGTTGCGTAACATTTGCCATTTTGGCAGGCCTGGTCGATGACCGCCCGCACTTTTTCCATACTCATGTCAATCACTCGAATCCCTTCTTTCTTTTTAAAATTTATGAACCAAGCTCTTCTTTGAGGCCATGAAATAGCCATAGGAGATTCCACGTTCGCGTGCTTCCTGCTCAGCCTTGCCTAACGGAGATAAGCAGCGTGTAGGTGGGACGTAGTGCTCAACCCCGCATTTCCGGTATCCCTTCTGCGCAAACCGTTGTTTTCGGTATGCTTCCGTGACGGATGCCAGCAACGTCCGGCATTCCTTGGAGCAGGTCGTATAGCTCCCATACCCCTTGGGAATTGGCCGCCCGCAAACCAGACAGCATTTTTCTCTTCCGGTGACATGGTGTTCGAGCCGGTATGTATACCTGGCCAAAATCCGCGCCCTACAATCGTCGCAGAGCGTCAGCCGGGCCGTTTTGGACCCGTGAGGTTCAATTTCCCCACCGCAAAGGCGGCACATTTTTTTGAAAATCATAGCGTCCATCCTTTCGTAACTCGCTCTATTTTTGTCCTATTTTCCCATCAATCGTGTTTTTATCGTCCACTTGATAATTTTATCGTGCGGTTTTTAAAATCCCGTTTAAACGGCTTATGCGCATTTTTACTGCATCCGGTAATCGGAGGCTGTCATCGTAATCGCTGTCGTCATTTCAATCAGCCGGCTGACGATGCGCTGCCCCAGCCGGTCTACCAGGTCGGCTGTGCCGTAGTTGCTGGTGATGATCGTCGGAAGCTCTGCTTCGTACCGAGCGTTGATGAGTACGAAGAGTTGCTCGCGTACCCATTCGCTTGGCTTTTCGCTGCCCAGGTCGTCCAGGACCAGTATGTCTATGGTCCTGGCGCTATCGACAATAGCCTGGGCGGTTCTAGCGGCATCCGGGTTGTCATACCCCCGGCGGATACTCTGCAGTAAGTCCGGCGTGACTACGAACATGGCCGGTACGCCTTTGCTGGTCATCGTGTTTACGATGGCTGCGGCCAGATGCGTTTTGCCGCAGCCGTATCGCCCGTGGATGCGAAGTCCCCGGCGGTGAGGCTGGTAGCGTCTGCAAAAAGACTGGCATGCCTGGTAGGCTGCTTCGGTTCCCGGTGTTATCCGGAAGGTTTCGAAGGTCCGGTTCTGAAACCGCCTCCCTACGCCAGACTGATAGGTCAGCCGGTCGATGCGACGCTGCTGAAGGTATGCCCTCCCTTTGGGGCACTGTCTGGCGGTCAGTACGTAAGTGCCGTCGCAGTAGTCGATGCCGACGCATACACATTCCGCAGCCTGCTCCCGAACCCGTGTGCAGTGCTGGCATTTCTGCCGCTGCCGGACGGCGTCGAGAATATCTGCCGCTGAAGCCGGCGCCCTGACCGGGTCATAGGATACGCCCAGCACCTGGCAGGCGTCTTCAAGTTCCTGGCTGGTAGGTGTCGTCGTATTGCGACCAGTCGATTTCATCTGCTTCTGGATCCGGCGAATCCGCAACACGATTTCCGTTCCCCGCATGTCTTCCACTCGATTTTCCTCCTCTCCATGGCTGTGGGTTACCCGAATTTCGCCAGCTGTTCAATGTTACTTCTACATATCGGATTGTACTGGCCCTATTCAGTGCTGCTTGTTTAATGGCTTGTAATACCCATTCAGCCCCAAATTCGTTCAGCATTTCAATAAGACGATCCTTTTCAGCTTCATTGGCTACAGGATGAATGTTGTTTTGATAATAGGAAACAACCCTGGCCAGCGTTTGCCTTTTTTCTTCGCGCGCGAGTTCTTCATCATCTTCATCATCTCTTTTATTCTCTATACTCTTATCTCTATACTCTGTAGGACATTTTGTCCCATTTTCGGTGGACATTTTGTCCCAAATGTCCCGTTTTGGGACGCTTTGTCCCACCTCTGTCCGGGACACTTCGTCCGCGTCAATTTTCGTGTCCTTTTTTGTCCCGGACACACCATGGGACATTTTGTCCCGTGAAATGTCCTCTTTTTTGTCCCCTGCGGCCGTGAGCGCCAGGACCTTTTTCCGGGCCCGATAAGCCCGTTTGCGCACGGCTTCTTTCGATGCGCTGCGGCTACCGACCATGGATGGAACGGCGGGGAGCGTAATCGTTCCCCGGTCGTCCACTTCAATCAGTCCCAGCTTCGTAAATAAGCGCATGGCAACCATCACCGTGTCGAGCGAAAACCGCGTCTGTTCGGCAATTTTCTTGGCATTGTAGGGGATGATCATTTCCCCTACATGCCGGACCAGGACGCCATTATTATTCGCCGATAGCAGGCATAACTGCAGGTACAATACGATATACTCACAGCCGTTGTCCTGCTCTTTCAGCCAGTCAATGGTATCCTGGTTGAAGAAGTCCATATTCAGCTTTATCCAGTAAAATAGATCTGTACCCATGCTTTATGCTCCTTGTGCGTTCGGTTCTCCATTATCTCCGAACAATTTCATTTGAGCCCGGTCGCCGCGAAGATACTTCTGTGCTTCGCTTTCGACGGTCCAAAGCGCCTGTACGGAGTCTTTGGTCAATGCCGTGCTTTCCTGGGCATCTACTTCGTCCTGTGGGCACTTCATCCGCGGTGTATTGATGGATACGCAGGTATCCTTGGCCGGCAGTTTGAGCTTGGCGCTGATGACGGCACTCATGGCCCCGTCGTTGGCATACTTGAAAGACATCCCATAAGGGATGAGCTTGTTTTCCACCGATACCGGAAGTTCCAGAATCTGGCATACTGAAGGCGCCAGATTCTGTAGGGCTTCATAGAATTCAGGGGATGCCTGTTCCCGGAAAGAGGCGATGAAAACAGCATCGGAATTGTCTTCTTTTTTCTTATAGGCAATGTCGATTTTGCCATCTTTTTCAAAATACTTTACGCGGTCAATCTGAATTCCCTTACTTATAGTGTTTCCTCCTAATATACATACACCTCGGCCCCCGTCAGTTTCTCGACTTTGTCTTTAAACGCAGCGGCGTCGCTGTTTGCCGCGCTGAGATGGAGCAGGTGTATCTGCTTACACTGGGTCATGTCATTGCTCTTGATGAGCTCAATAACTGATTCGATGCTCATATGGGTCTTTACAATCCGCTCTGCCAGATGTCGCTGCACGAGTCCTTGCGCGGCATGGTCCCGCAGCAGTTTTCGGCTGTGGTTGGCCTCTACCATCAAGTAATTGATGCCAGGAATGGTATTGGGCAGGTATGGCGTATCCGTAATATACGCCAAGGTCTCCCGGGTAGCTTCCGAATACAAGACATACGCATAGCACGGCACGTCGTGTGATACGCTGATAGGGATGACCTCGAACGAGTTGATTTCATTCCGCTTCAGCGGCTCCAGAACTCTGGTCCCGGGATATTGCTTAGCGACATCTTCGGGCCCATAAACAGGGATTCCGCGACGGATGACTTCGGCGGCACATCGGGCATGGTCTCCATGGCGGTGCGTTACCAGGCAACCGGAAATACTGCTGGTAAAATAGTGGCACCCGCGCTGGATCCAGCTGAAGGGTATCCCACATTCCAGGAGCAGGGAATTCACGCCATCACTGACGCGATAGCAGTTCCCCGTGCTCCCGGATGCGAGAACATCAATCTTCATTTAAAAGGTCGGCCCTTGTACCCGTTCCGGTTCGGGTTGTTTGGTGGCTGCAGTGGCCGGGATGTCTTGCGTGACGTCCTTGCGGACGTCGATGGGTAGCGGCGTCTTATTGGCCTGGGCGGCTATTTCCTGGTCCATCGCTTCCTGGGCTTCTTCGACGCCCAGTGTTTCTGATCCAATGTCGATGGCTTCGTCGCGGGTCGGCAGACCCATGGATAATTCCGGCGCCGTCGTCCGGATAAACCAGGCGGCTGCGCGGTAACGGAGCATCTGCTGCGGCATCGTCTGCCACTTGCTTCCGGATTTGTCGTACCATCCTTCTTTCTTGGCAATCCCAATCGTAATGACAGGCCCTTCTACACGTTCACCGGTTGCGATTTCCACAGCCCAGGCGCGGCATCCCCAGCCGTCTGTACCAGGCTTCCCGACTTCGTCATAGTGGATGGAGCTGAACCGCCCGCACTGATTGAACATAGCAATCAGGAATTTCGAAGACCAGGAAGGGTTGCCATATACGACGTACAGGTTCTGCATGACCATCAGCGGGTCTGCATTTAACCGCTGGGCCATATTCAGTGCGATGACGCAGTTCCCGAAATTCTGCTTGCCCTGGAATTGCTTAGGGACCAGTGTGGATTCATTGAAAAGATGCGCCATGCGCTGCAGGGTTTCAAACCCGTCCAGGCTCGAAAAGCCCGGCGTAACCATTGAGTTGTTCTGTGTCGTTGCTAATTCTGTCATGATTAGTCCTCCTTCATTAACTGTAAAGTACTGGCTGACGGCGATACAATCAGCCGGATAACCTGCTGCGGAATATCGATCGGACGGCTGATACTTTCGGCCCGGTCAATGATGACGGGGAGACTGGTATGATAGTACTGGTTCAGCACATCAATGATTTCCAGTTCAGCGTTCACCCTGGCGGCGGTGTTGGCCGCCTTATACGGAACCCATTGCCCAGCAGCGTTTTGGATAGTTGGTTCACAGATTTCTTTCAGGCCGCCATTAATCTGATCCTCAAAAAGTACGAAGCGCACGCTTTTGAATCGGGCGTTGATTTTGTCGGTTACCATGGCCGCCTTTTTCCGCGAGAATTCTTCAACCAGGTGGATGCCATATTCTACGTGTTCCAAGCTGGCCGCTGTGTCCGTCTGCTGCTGACGCAGTTCCCGTAACCGTTCCCGGCCATTATCATTGGCCCGGATGGCAGCTAAGGTCACATCGGCATGGCGGATTTTATCCGTTAATTCTGCCGCCTGTCGGCTAAGATTCTGATACGATTCCGTTGCCGTAACGTCTTCCACGGATTCAGCTTCCTTGATTTTTACCTGCAGGGCTTTAGCTTCATCCGTGTCCTCGAAGCGCGGGAACTTATATAGCGACTGATTCAGCCGATTCGAGTCTTCCATCAGCTGGGCCAGCTCCGCTTTTACTGCTTTGTGCGATTCAGACAGTGGCAGGATTTTCTGCTCTAGATCCGCCAGTTTCGTCTTACTGCACTGCTGGCCTTTTTCGTTGATAGCTTCTTTTTCCCGGCTCTTTTTCTGGTTGAATTCATCTCTCAGCTGGGCAATCTGTTCCGGCGGAAGCTCCCGATGACACGTCGGGCATACTTCCAGGCCCGTGTCCCATTGCCGGGCATCGACATCAGCATAGGCCTTTAGCAGGTCATTACGCATGTCGTAGAGCCGGTCATGTTCCTTTTCCAGCGATTTAATTTGATTGAGCAAATCTTCTTCCTGGCCAGACAGTTCGCGGCGCTTTGCGGCCATGGCCTCCAGCTTTTGATACGTCCCGGCATTCTGCTCGTGAATTTTCTCATCATACGCCCGGGCCGCATCCGAGAAGGCGGCCTTTGCCGCCGCAATGGCCTGGGCCTTGCCAGACTGGCTCATCATGGTATTGAGCTCCAAGGCAACGGCCTTGTGCTGGTTGACCAACTTCGCCCGATACGTTTCCACTTCTTCCGCCGGAACCGGGGGCCCAGTCTGGATGCTTTTATCAACTTCGTCGATTCGCGCCGGGATAAGCGTCAATTCTTTATTCAGCTGCGTACGCTGTGCCTTGGCCATCTTCAAGTATTCTGCCGTGTCATAGGTCTGCCCGTCTGTCCCTGGGATAGCCAGGAAAGCAGGCAGGTCTTCCAGCCCTTCGGCCTGCATGACTTCGTCGTCGCTGACATCGCCACAAATATCGAACAAGGTCTGCCGGCGTTCATCTACGCTCAGATCATCCAGGAAATGCCCTGAGACCATCATCTTTTTGACATTATTCAAGGATGTACCGCAAAGGCGCTCAACCGCTTTGTTATAGGCCCCTTTCTTGAAAGGAATCCCGTTGATGCTGTATTCAGTCCGATGACCGGAGAATTCCTTATTCTGTGCGCCTTTTTTCCGGGTCCACACTTCAAAGAAATCTTTCCGCAAGGTGTGGAGAGCCCCGTCATCGGCCTGGGCGGTCAGTTCGACAACATGGTGAAGGTCATGCGCTCCAACGGTTTTGGGATTGAAGTCCTTTTCCCCTGTCGCCGGCATATCCAAAAGAACCCAAATGATAGCATTGGCAACTGTGGTCTTGCCAGTGCCATTAGCTCCGTAAATGATGGCATTCTTGCCATCTGGTTCCAGGTCCAGTTCGGTAAGGCCCCGGAAGTTTTCGAGATGAATCCGAGTAATTTTCATAATGCTCTCCTTTTTTTCAAACAAAATATCTGTTATAATGAAATCGAGTTTTTTGGTATGTGGCCGTTGTCTGGTAGCTCAGGCAGCGGCCATTTTTAGTAGCGGATGACCAGGCGCTGGCCCGGCTTCAGTGTCGGGTTCGGTCCCAGCCCGTTGTTTACGCTGATTTCGTAGATGACTTCACGGACGTCCTGCCCAGTCTTGTCAGCTACTGGCCCGGCAATCTGCCACAACGTTTCTCCTTCATTCACAATGTGGATGCGGGCAGTGTCGGTTGCAATAGTTTCGGCATGGGACCATGGCGTCGCACTGCCGAGGTACAGCCCGATACCGAAGGCCATGGCGATAGCCAACCCCGCTCGGATCATCCGGAAGCGCGTTTTACGCTTTGGCTCCTTCGACCCATGTTCGTAAATCTTCACGGTCTTCATGTTTTTCCCCACCCCCTTCCACGAAGTTGATTAATTGATTTTTGGTGCATCGCACTGTGCGGCCATACCGGAACCCGATTTCATGGATGATTTCGTAAGCCTGGTTCATGCCAACCCGCAAGAATTCGGCGATGTCTTTTGCCGTTAAAATTGGGGGTAACCCCTTATAAATATCTTCATTCATACGTGTCTCCTCCTTTACTCCATAAATTGTTCATGTCGCAAGCATTTTCCTATTTGCTATAATGTTTATACATAATGAAAGGATGGTGCTTATTTTGATTATCGATTCTATGACTATAGCTTGTTATGGTGCTCTTGTTTCTACCATAGTGGCGGTTATCCAACTGTACACTTTTTTCAAATCAAGAGGATTCTTGTCACTTGATTTAGATCCTATGCATGGTTCTTATTACATAAACAGTGACAATTGCCTACAAATTAATTACCAAGGAAAATACTTTTTAATTCTTTCTGTGAAATTAAGTAATAAGTCTTCTGTTCCTACAACAATTGATGGAATATATCTTTTAAATTCTAATAACAAAAAATTTTATTCATTCAAGAAAATAAAATTAGATCTACCGTTTTATCATGGACATATTGTGCCTTTTAATGACAAGTTATTAACTTTTCCCTTAAGGCTGAATCAATATGATTCCATAAAAGGCACTCTAGTTTTCCCGTTGGATAATATCTATCAATTAAAAAATGTCAGTCTCAACCAAGAACAAGGCATTACGGTTTATATCGAATCACCTAGAGGTATTTATCCCCATGAAATAACCGTACTTCCTTACGTAACTTACATGGAGCATCATCTAAAACGGAATCTCCTTCAGCAATCAAAGAAATTGAAGTAATTCCATTCAGTTCATCGAGTTCACTCATGTCCATGTCCTTTACTAGTTGAATAATTTTTTCTCTTCTACATTGTCGGAATTTTTCTTTCTTATTCATGCTCGCGCCTCCTTAGTGCCCCGCTTCCTGGTCTTCCCGTTCAATCATGGGAAGAACTCCATGTTTCTTGAGGAGCTGATACAGGAAGAGGCGTCCTTTCTGTGTCCATTCGGTCTGCATCTTACAGTCCGGGCGGCCGTCGCTGTGCTTGAAGTCGAAGGTCTTGCTGTGGGTGTAGCCTTTAGCCTGGTACTTGGCATACAAGAACCATTGCGACCCCATCCGGTAGATGACCCGGAGTTCGTGGAGTTTCTGGTTCAATGCCTTGGCGCTCATGCCATAGTCTTTCGCAATGGCCGTGGTCGGCACGGTCCCTTTGCTGGAAAGGATACGGTCGGTATAATCGGCTTTCGGTTTCAGCTCACCGATTACTTGTTTTGCGCTGGCCGCTTCCAGTTCGGCGTTCTTCCGGGCTTCCCGTTCGGCCTTGAGCTCCGTGGCCAGCTTGATCAGCGTATCCGGATTCAGCAGGGCTTCCTCGACCTTTTCCGGTGTGAGGTAGCCGCCGTGCTTACGAATGGCCGCAGGACTTCACTCGTAATCCAATGCTTGAACTTTTTGGCTGTCGGAAGCTTGCTGGAGAGGACCAGACTGTAAAGGCCGGATTCATTGATAATGACGATTTTTTGTTTCCCACCGGGGGTCTGTATTTCGCCGACCCCTTTATCATCCTCGTCAACATGCGCTCTAATAGCATCGGCTGTTCTTTCATAACCTAAAATTGTTGCTACATCTTTTCCAACAAACCATGGTTCTCCGTCTATTGTTACTGTTCTTACCTGCCCGAATTCCGGGCTGTTGAAAATCTTCAATTCGTTCATGGTTCTACTCCTTTCATTTTGAAATGCAATATTTCTTTTTGAAATACTCAAGGCACAAAAATAGAGTCCAATGTCGTATGCAAAACCTTTGCTATGTTTTTAGCTGTCTCTACATCTGGTTTTCTGTCACCAGTTTCATAGAGAGAGATTGCCGTCTGGCTCATGCCTAACAGCTGTCCCAGTTCGGCTTGCGTCAAACCTCGTTTATCTCTAAACTCTTTTATTTTATTTTTCGGTTTCAAGGCTCTTACCCCCTTTCTTGCTACACCATTATTATATTTCAAAGCGAAATAAATGTCAATAATTATTTCACAAAGAAATTTGAAAAAGCGGTAATTTTGAAATATAATTATTTCATAAGGAAATATTACATACTGAAATAATTAAAGGCGGTGACACTATGAAAATTGGAGACAGAATGAAGAAGTTAAGAGAAGAAAAAGGATTAATGCAACAAGATGTTTGCAACGCATTGGATATTGAGCAAAGTACACTTGCGAATTATGAGAACAATCGCCGCGTACCTAAAACAGACATTTTAATCGAAATCGCCAATTACTATGGTGTATCGCTGGACTATCTTGTTGGCAGGACGGATGATCGCTTTGATAACTCAAAACGACGGCCCAAAGATTTAAATAAATTCTTGCAACAATCAGAAATCATATTTGATGGCGATACCTATAATCTTACAGACGAAGACCGCGATTTAGTTATGAAGTCTCTTGAGGTTGCCTTTTTAGCGGCAAAACGAGCGAACAAACGCAAAAAAGGCGACACTCCTACTAAATGAGGTGTCGCCTTATGGTCAGAAAAAATATAAAACTACGCGTCAAGAACCTAGTACGGAAAATGGGGACAGCCAGTCCCTTACAAATAGCCGATATGATGAGGATACCCATTGTATACGCCGAACTGCCTAAAGGTATCCGCGGGTATCTTACAAGGCCGTTGCGCCGGAAGGTAATCGTGCTCAACGACAAACTGGACGAACGGGAAATCCCGATTGTTGTTGCTCATGAGTTGGGCCACGCACTGATGCACGGAGCGGCCGGGACATTCCACGCCGATACCGTGAACTATTGCAACGCACGGAGTGAATACGAGGCTAACATGTTCGCGCTGTATCTTCTATCCTACTGCTACGATATAGACGAACGGCTCTTACAGGCCGCACCCAGGAACCGGGACGTGATGACATACAAAGAAGCGCATTTATTGCTATGCAGGTGTATAGAAAGGGGGTAATGCTAATGGGTACCAATACCAGCGTGTACGAGCCCCACTTCTACTCCAACCATGACATAGAGTCTCTTCCCATCCAGATAATCGGCAAAGTGGTGGAGATGCGGCGGAAGTTTTAGAAAGGAGTCTGTTCAATGAATAATCTAGAAAATATTAATGAATCTCTTTTTGAAAATATTAAACATATCAATGAATACGGTCAGGAATACTGGATTGCCAGAGAGCTTATTCAAGTGTTAGGTTATAATGAATATCGCTTTTTTAAAAAAGTAATTTTAAAAGCAATAGACGCTTGCAAAGCTAGCAATAATGAGGTTTCCGACCATTTCGTGCAGGTGCACGGAATGGTTAATATCGGCAGCGGGGCGAAACGTGCTTTGGAGGATTATCATTTATCCCGATACGCATGTTATTTAATCGCAATGAATGGAGATTCACGGAAAAAGGCTATCGCGTTAGCTCAGACTTATTTTGCCGTGAAGACTCGCCAGCAGGAAATCATGGATGATTTTGATAACATGACGGAAGATCAAAAAAGGCTGACTATCCGCGGCGATCTGATTGAACATAATAAATCATTAGTTGAAGCCGCCCAACAGTCAGGTGTAGAAACGCCGCGCGATTTTGCTATTTTCCAAAATAAAGGTTATCAAGGCCTTTATGGTGGATTAGGTCAAAAAGAAATTCATGCCCGTAAAGGATTAAAAAAATCACAAAAAATCCTGGATCATATGGGTAGTACAGAGTTAGCTGCCAATTTATTTCGCGCTACTCAAACAGATGAAAAGCTTCGCCGTGATAAAATCCATGGAAAGGAAAAGGCAAATAAAACGCATTATATGGTTGGGAAAGCGGTTAGGAACACAATAAAAGAATTAGGCGGAACCATGCCAGAGGACTTACCGACGCCGGATAAAAGTATTAAGCAAATTGAGCGGGAACAAAAGAAACAATTAAAAAAGAAGTAAAAAGTACAGATGCTCACAAGATGCTGGTAAAGGAAGGAGGTAAATCATGCACGTTTATAAAAAGCCGTCAGGGCTGTGGGCCTACAAAATTGACATCGGCAAAAACCCGCGAACGGGGAAACGGCAACAGAAAGAAAAAGGCGGTTTCAAGCGGGCAAAGGATGCAAGGATAGCCGGAGAAGAAGCGCTGCGGCTGTATCGGAATAAGGGCTTCGCACGGCCGGAAGCTGTGACGTTCGGGGATTTTGCTAAGGAGTGGTTAAAAGCATACGCAACTACAGCTAAAGTATCATCTGTCCGGATCCGAAAGCACCAGCTGGGGCACCTGAACCGTTACTTCAAAAAAATCCCCATCCAAGAAATTCACAGAAAACAATATCAGGACGCCTTATTGTCCCTTGCAAAGACGCTTGCTCCTAATACCATTTCAGGTATTCATGCCACGGCCAAAATGATTTTTAAACGGGCTATAGAATATGAGCTTATTTATTCAGACCCGACGGAGTTTGCTACCGTTCCCCGGCCAAAACGGAAAATCGTGGATCCAGACAAAAACGTCCCCGCTTATCTGGAAAAGTCTCAGCTTATCGATTTCCTGCAAACAGCGAAAGAAAAAGGAATTATGCCCGACTATCCTTTATTTACGCTGCTGGCTTATACGGGCTTACGGATCGGTGAAGCCCTGGCGCTCACCTGGGAAGATATAGACTTTAAACAGCATGTGGTCAAAGTATCCAAGACTCTTTACAACCCGACAAATAACGCTGAAAAATATGAACTTCTCCCTCCGAAAACAGAAACATCGGTTCGGATTGTCACCATGCCGGGACATCTGGAAAAGTTGCTCGCCGAATTTAACTTTCAATCTTCTAAATTCCGTCTTGAATATAAAGAGATGTGGCATTATCCCAAAGTCAGTAAATTGGGCTTCGTTTTTACGGCCCCTGCCCATCCTGGGCACCCGCTTACCCAGCGGCTCGTACAGACTCGTATAGACCGTATTCAACGGCTTATGGATAACCCGATAAGCATTCACATACATCCCCACATTTTCCGTCATACGCATGCTTCTCTGTTAGCAGAGGCCGGTATAGACTTAGTGCAGATCATGAAGCGCCTAGGCCACGCCGACGATACGATCACCCGGCAGATATATCTGCACATCACAAAAACGCTGGCCACGGAGACGGCAGAAAAGTTTGACGAACTATTAAATAAGGCATAAAAATAAGCCCCTTGCGGTTGATTTCGCAAGAGGCTTATTTTTTGTTCTCGTTTTGTTCTCTGAGCACGATTTTTAAGGTCTTATAAATGCCTTAATCATCGTATTTACGGCACTTTTAGAATTTTAT